GGTTTTAAAAATCATATGACATCTCTTGAATATTTATGTCATCAAGAGCATTCCAATCATTTGAAAACACCTCCTGATGATCACAGGTCCACCTGCTCATATTCCAGATAGTTGGAATACCTGTGTAAGACAGTTTTTTTGTCAACCAACTCTTGTTGGGTCTATATGTGACTTCTTTCAGTCTCTCACTCAATTTCTCACAGGTTCGGATACAGTTACCTATGGAAGCCAATTTAGATCTCAAGCTCACGTACTTACCTTCACGACTTAGATTCCAAGTCACTTTGAACATTTTTTCTTTTTCTTTTTCATTACAATTTATGTAGACACAGAATCCCTTGTTTATTAAATCCATAAACACCTCTTGCTTATCAGTATTGTAGTCCAACATAAGCGAATACAGGACACCCAGTATAACACTTAGGGATCCCTGGAGTTGCTGGTCTGAAGGTAATTTAGGTTTGTACTCATTCCAGCCGCTCTCAAAACAAAAATGATCTATGATTTTTATCAATTCCCATTTGAGATCAGTATTGTCCAATCGACAATGCTCGAGATCATTTGACAGCCTATGGGATATACCACTCGGAACTCCTCCACTATTCAACAAATTCTCCAGGTCCACCCTCAATGGTGTCCTGAGGGTAAAATGAACTCCTCCCATAAGGTCTTTCTTCCTCAAATTCTGAGCTCTGACAAATTCTTCCCTTGATGACCTAAATACAAAATTGTCATTTATAATTTGGATGAGACAATCAGGGTCTATATTCTTTATGACACGATTCTTGTCAAGCTTGGTTCCCACTATATATAATTCACTTGAGTGTGATGATGTGAATTCTGTCTGACAAGAATATACTTCTTTGAACCATGATGAAATAACTTGTAAAGGATTGTTCTCTGTGTTAACAACTACATGTAAGTAGGTTTTAAAAATTAATGTCCCACTCCTCTTTAATAGATCCGTAATATAATAATCCAGATTGTGCAAAATCATCCCCATTGATTTGTAATCAGTCAACTCCATGTCAAAAACCATTAAGTCGAATTTTTCATAAGTGATAAAGCTCCTAAAATATTCCCAGGTGGCTTGATCACACAGATCAGTTGAATTTTCCCAACATGTCTTCATGTTGACACATCTATCACTGGATTCCCCTAAAGCTGCAATTGCACTGGGTGGTGATGGTTTTGTTCCTCTTGTCGATGAGTCTCCTAGTTTGAGCAGGCTATTGAAAACACCTTTTGAAGATATGTTTAATCTTAGAAGGCAGCTCGTCATTCCCCCTGATCCATCACCTCCACAGAGGAAATAATTGTATTTTATATTGAAATGGTGGATTATAGACCTCAATTTATAGTGGGCTCCTGTGGCCATTTGAAACAGCCTCAACCCACTTATGAGAGGATTGCTGATTTCAGGGACTGTCACATTTACTTCTTTCCCTTTAAGATATCTATATGTGATGGGAATTGGGTAAACTCTCCCGTAACATTCTGCTCCAAAGGTAACCGGTATTTTCCGGGTTAATGGAACCTCGGTGTGGAATTTGAGAACATGTCTGATCTCTTGGTTGATAAATTTAACCAGTAGTGTGGTTGGGTTAAATTCTACGTCTTCTTTGAGTCTAAACTGGATGTTCAACCCCTTGATCATTCGGAGTTTCTCAATCTTAACTTTCTTGTTCTGTTGAGATATGAGGATATTGTAAGCTTCTGCCCCCAGTTGCAAACTCATTTCTAGACCAGTTCCTACTATGTCAGGAAAGAGAAGTATCTCTTTGTTAAACTCTCTCTTTTCAATCAGCAAAAATGATGTATATTCTCTCATTACCGACTTTATGATGGATACTTGATCCTCTATGTTCAATGGATAAGATGGGGGTATCTTGTGCGGTTGATTCAGGAAATGGTTAGTCAAGTTTTCGCTCTTACATAGAGATAGGAACTGTGAATTTGATGTCAAATAGTTTATTATAGTGATTACGTTCCCCCCTATTGAGGTGAATGGGTCTCTCAATGTGTTCAGTGACCTTCGAGAGAGACAATTCAAGGCCGAGCAATTGATCACACCTTGTATAATCCCCTTCAAATAATTTTCTGGATCCACCTTGCTTGATATCGAATTAGGGAACAACCTCGAAAAACCTTCTGCGTCATCCCCTTTGACAGACATTTCTGCAAATGCAAATCCGGTAGTGACCCCTACTTGGTGGTTTAATTTGCTGTACGGTATTAGATTCACATCTGTATTAGGATAGATTTTCTCTGTCCGCATTTTCCAAGAATCGTCAAGGTCAGGAATCCACTTGATGATAAGGTCTCTCATTGATTCAGGTTTGAATTCAAATTCGGCATCAATTTCTATCTCACTGATCTCTCTCAGGCATTCCTTGCATTTTATATGACTATGGTAGACCCTCTTTCCACATATTGTATATCCCTGAGGTTTGGACAGAAGTGTTTGCATCGAAATTATGGCGGACTGATACATAAAATCATAATTGGTTTTATTGATATTCCCTAATGTGTCTGTTGTCGTGAATAATCTTGTTAATGTGGTAGGGCTTATAGCATTATAACCTCCACAGCTTTGTCTTTCTGCACTGAACCTATGGATTGCTGATCCCGTTCTCTTATTTTGGGACTTATCTACATCTACCTTGTAGCCAGTGACTGCCTCTATTACATTGCACACGCTCTTCCCAAGATTTGATTTAGGATCTATAAACCAATTGAGAGCATTCCTAATTTTCATTATTCTCTTAATGAAAGGGATTTTAGAGTCTCGTTCCCAGGGGGTTATTATGGATGTTCCTTCAGAAGTCTGGGACCCTAAATATGGTATGAGAGAACCCCGTCCAGCATACAAGTCCGTCTCATCGTTGTCCCAAACGGTTGTTAGATATTGATCATCTGAACTGTCTAGACATTTGCAGCTTGTCTTGTTTTGAGGTTTGTCAAACAGCTCTGTCGGATGGGGTATTGTCATTCCAACTATCTCTGTTCCCCAGGATATCTCCCTCAATTGATCTGCTTTTGAAGAGGAACAAGTCCATCCCATGTGATCCATCTCATAAAGTGTGTCCAGCTTTTTGACAGCGTCCAATTCTGACTGGATGACCTTGTCATCAAAATCATCTCTCAAGTTGTCTAAGAAGAACTTCCTTATTGTTTTTGAATTTTCATACATCCCTACGATACTGTCCCTAATTCCACAAGATGTGCTAGACTTGAGCTGTGAAAGGAATCTTGGGAAAAGTGGCTTAGTGCTACGGGCAAAGTCGAGGAGTTCTTCATCTTCTTTGCTCCCCAACAGAGTTATGTCTTTGATTATTCCATTTTGGATAGTCCAAGCCGAACTCAACATATTCTGTCTAATCTCATTTCTCAACATTGTTAGCGGGCTCAGACCTCTTGGTATGTTGATAGATGTAGGATCCTCAAGGAGAGATCTGAAGTCATCTCGAACCCCTCGCTGCACATGTGGGTTGCCAGCATTACAACACAATCTCTTGATTAATGGGTTATTTGTGTTCATGTAAATCAAATTCCAAAAGGCAAGGCTTTCAGTAATCGGATCAGGGAAATTTCGGATCAAGAAGCGATTAAGATTCATTCCACATACCCCTCCCAGAGATGGATCCAAAAAAAGAGCTTTAGAACAGGATATGAATCTATGATTCTTGAATTTGAGCGGACCTCCAACACAAGGATCAAAGATTTCCAAGAGATTCTTGGCCAAATTTCCAAAAAAATTGTAATTGTAAATTGGGTCTACAAAAGAAACTGAAAAATGACTAACACTCAGCGCAGTGCTGGACACAGTTGATATCACGTTGCTTAAATTGGGCAAACTGTCATTCGAAAAGCAATTAACTCTAGCCCACCTTTTCATTTTGAGCCCACAAATATTACCTCTGTAAACTGGCACTTTACCATAATTTAGGTATTCAGTTGAAATCATTGTTTCTTCTTGATTGATGATCAGTCCAAGATCAGCAGTTCCTTGTTTGATATCTTCCATGATTTTTGAGTTTTGCTCTGTGACTTCATTCAGATGTTTTTGAAGAGTCTCTTCTCTTGTGTTCGTCAATTTGAATGAAGTACACACAACTTGATTGTCTCCTTGTGCTAACAATTTGATTTTTGTATTTCTTTTTCTAGCAATTCTTTCAAGCAAGATTATGTTTAACAGAGACCAACCTTTTTGTCTAAGCCCTTCCAGGCCACCAGCTTGGCCCTCCCAACATGCTCTGATTTGTCCTGAATTTATGATTTTCCCTTCACTAGCCCTCAACAAGCTCCTGTCTCCAGCGTAGTAAATCAATGATTTCTCAAAGAATTCATGAGTTCTTTCAAACAGATTGGGGTAACCTAAAAATTGCCCCATCACTCTGAAAACATACTTATTGGACTCCTTCCTTTGATGGTTGTTCCATTTACTGTAATCAATATGATTTGCGAATGTCACACTGTTATAATTCGGTGATCCTTGATACATACTCCTGTTGATCAATTTACCGAGGACACTCTTGAGGTCGTCAGCCATGGTCAACCCGTCATACAACTTTATGAAATGGATTTTGATCAGATATTCTGTCACAACAAAATATTCCCTCAATTTCCAACTTAGCAAAGCAAAGTATCTTCCAATGATCTTGAGCTCCCTTTCTTTTGCTTTGAGACCAATCACCAGCCATTTATCTTCCAATCCATAGTCATTTATCTCTTGTAAAAACTCTTTCCAATATGTGAAATCTGTGTGTATCAATGTATCAAGGACCCTCTGAGTTTTGCAAGGTCCATACCTATGAATGGAGATGTCAGCCATTAATTCATCTTTAGGAAGTGAATGTGCTTTGTCGGAATATATTAGAGTTGGGTCTATGAAATCTGGAATCTCAAAGCATTTCTCTAGTGGAAGCAGATGGAACTTGTCTCCATAATTAGATATGACCTTAGATGGTGGCCAGGTGTCTGTCTTTATATACTCCGATAGTGGGTCATCTTTGGGAACAAGATCTTTATTCACGAACCATTTCCGATGTTCATTGAACTTCTTTTCTAGCACTTTAAAAGCCAAATCACTGGCCAAACACTGAGCCAACTCATCGTTAATTGTCTTTTTGCAAGTCACTTGCTCATACAACTTGCTTAGCCCCTCTTCATGTTGAATATAGGGGTGACCCCACATTCTAAAAAAACCATAGACACCCAGATGGAATTCTAGATTCATATTCTGTGCCAATAGATTTGAAACAATCTTAGGGAAGTAAATGCCTTGGTCTGCGAATCTTTGGATCTCACTATTTACAAATTCTTCAAATTCACTTCTGAGTTTAATCTCTGGTCTTATTTTTTGTGCCATATTAATCATGGAATTGTTGGTTATTGGTTCTATGAGTTTGAAACAGTCGTAAGCATCATTCCCCCGCATGCCCAAGAGTTGATCACCAATTGTCCAAATACTCACAAAATCAGCTAGATCTCTTTGACTCACAGCTGTGTCGACTCTATCAATCATGGATGCATAACTGAATACACGTCCACCTGTTATGTCTTTAAGCATTAAGACAAAATTTCTGCATAAAAAGTGATTGTCTTTGATTACTCCACTTCGAGAGACCTCAATTAATCCGAGTGACGGGAAGTTGTATTGAATGTTTTGGCACTTATGGTTTTGTTTCCCTGATCTGATTATGCAAGATTTTAATAGACGTTTGGCACTCTCATTTTTGTCATTATTCATAAAAATAGTTAATATAACAGTCTCCATGAATAATTGACCCCATGCTCTAATTTCTCGAGGTAAGTCTTGTTTGTCGTGTCTAATTTTTGTTGGCTGATTGAAATATTCTAAGAAGATGTTGACAATTTCTATGGTTAAATTTGAGTCATTGTGTGTTTTATTCCAGATCTTGTCAAACCATGTAGTTTGTGGACATTCATTAGATAATAGTTGACTTAGCAATCTATGATTGTGTTCCCAAGGGCGGATTGGCACATTATGATTTTCTAAAAATATATCTAACTCCCTATTCCTTGTTGTGTCTATCAACCCTTGTGATTTTTCTTCAACTTTGATGTTTAACTCTTTAATCAAGGGAGAGTTAAGATTGTAATCTTGTAAATTCAGTCTTGTTGGCTTAGTTGCAGAGTGTAATACTCCTTCAATGTCATCTATGTAATCTGGACTGGATTCATATTCAAAGTCAAACATGTTGATTAATGTTAGTTTTTTTCATGTCTAATAATCGAGGTAAAGCTGAGACCTATGCCTCCATCTCAAAAGTCTGACTATGCAAAACAACACAAAAACAAAACTGAGACCATAAAATATATATTTTATCTCATCAGAGAGCCCCTTAAACCAATGAGAAACTCTATTCCATCCTTCAAATGTATGTTTTGATTCTAACTTGAAGTATTCTTCCCAATTAGATATTGTTCTGTTGTTGGTTTGTAAGAGAAGACTTAGATGCTCAACTTTCCTTAAATTTCGCACTTGGTATGCAACCTTGAGATCTCTGATATTGTCTCCCCCAAAGACCGGGTGATATAGACTTCCATTGCGCTCGAAGATTCCGTTGACACACCATTTAATATCAGTAGATTCACTATCTGGGACCCACTCAGGGCACTCTACCCATTTTTTAGTGTTCCCAATATGAACATATCCCAAATATTGCTTCCCACCTTCAGTCTTAGGCATCCAAGTGAACCTCTCGTATGTCCCATATGCCATGGTTACATCATGTTTATAAAGTTGGTACACAGGTCCGGGCCCTTCATGATTTTGAGACAAAAGACCAAGATCAGCACCCGTAATGGACCCTGTACTCATTATCTCATAAAGTCTCTTCTTACAAGACAGTTGATCGATCTTGCTCTCCACAAACATTTCAGTCATTGATCGTTGGAAGTCTAATGTTGGAACAACGACACGCTTGAAATCATTTTTCTGACAAATCCTAAGATCTACAAACAACTTTCCGAATTGTTTGAACTTCCCAGTCACATCACTACTAAATGTCATTTTAGATCTACTATTTTGATCGAACATCACTTGTCCCCAGGTTGAATTCTTCTTGGATTTCTTCAGTAGTAATTTTTTGAGCTCAGCCAAATTGTGATTGACATGAATCGAATTTCCTGTTGCATATGAATCATCAGACCCTAAATCGAATGCATCTCTTACTTCTAAGAGCAACCCACTCTGGAGTATAATTTTTGCAGCGTGATTGTTGTTAGACGCTGATTTGGTCATTTCAATACAGGCCCCTTCTAATGACATCTTTGGGAACACATCCGACTTTACAAAGGACGTCTCATATATATGTCCGTTTTGATCAGTCGAGAATTGGACCTTGGTGTCTTTATACCCTTTGTTAGTTGCTGTGAAGTCAGTCGAGTTAAACACATGTTGTTTATCTATTGAACAGGGCGGTTTCACGCAGGGGAAAGTGCCTAGAGACGGGTGAGAACCAAGATTTAGAGTCTCATCATACTTTATGGTCACAGGTTGACATATGACTTTCGTGTCTTCCGTTTCAGTATCACTCATCCATTGACAGTTAGCATCTGGAGGAACTAAATTGCTGTCCAAGCTTAACTTATGCACTATATCGTCTGCGGATATAGGGAGGTGATGAATCCTGTGGTTAATTGTTTGTTGCCCAATGAAGTTCTCATAACAATTCGTAACCCATTTTTGTTTATAACAGACTTCGCCTTCGACATCAATCAAATTGGTCACAAGAATTTTACAGTCAACTTCGACTGGGTTTTCTATCTCAGTGTCATCAATGTCATAAGGGCAATTGAGATGGTCAAGATGGATGGGAGTAAATCCTTTAGTCACCGATGTCGGGAAGTACATATACTCCAAACTTAGGCATCTTGATGCAAAAAAGCTTGTGATGATTGCGAAAAATTCAATTATCAATAGTTTCATCTTGATTTATGTTGTTTTTTTCATGTTAATCCTGGTAATATTTCTCGATCATGTCTCCAAACACATTGTTTAGAAATCTTGATGGAATATCACAGAAAAGATACCAAAATAGAAAATTCACATTATATAATGCATTTAAGCCAACATTGTAATGACCAAGCATGTAGAACAGGATCCATTCTACATATCTTGGTCGCAAAACCATAACCAACAAGGTCAAAAGCAGAAATAGTGCAATCATGATTGATGTTGTTTTTTTCAATGGACAATGAATATGGGACTAAAATCAAAGAGATTTGTCCTAATCTCAAATTTGGAAAGGATTTCCTGCAATTTGGTAGCCGGATTAAACCCTCCTTTCCCCCGCTTTGTCTTAACTGACGAGTTGATGATCACTATCCAATTATCCTTAACATATGTTGAAATAGACTCGTGTTCAAAATTATTTGACAAACTTAAGTTATCTGTTTCAAATTTGATTCCGAACTCCCCTCTAAATCCATAACCTGATCCATCCTTCTTTCTGATCCAGCTTGGAACAGATAACAGTGATCCGATAACGAACAAAGCTTCTTTTTCACTTGGTCCTCGATAATTACTCAGCAATTCTTTTAGAATTATTTCTCTAGACAGAGCTGACTTGCCCACTCGTGAGATAGTAACATTGAGAGAAAATTGAATTTTAACTTCAACCACTGTTACCATTTTGCTTTCTATCCCCACAAAATCAGCTAAATCCTCTTCACCATACCCAAACATTCTCTTCAAACGGTTCATTTTGATTTTTGTTGTTTTTTTCAAGTACACAATTTAAGGACCCAGTCTACAACTGTCATTTTGGAATTTTTATTCTCCTCAAATTTTACTCCATTCACTGAGTCAAGTGACAAAAACTTCGAATCACCCCCCAGTTCCACACAGAGACCACCATCCAGGATCTCCAAGAATTCGTCACTGCTTACAAGCTCTGGATCGTCTGTATCCGAGTCCATCTCTGTTGATGCTGAATCTTGTTTCATCTCTCTTGGCTCGATATCCTTTCTTTGATCGGTTTGACAGGTAGTCAATGAACATTCTCCATCCACTTGGTTTTCGATGTTCAATGACGTTTCTTTTTTTATGAAGATGTCTGCTCCATCGAAATGGAACAATCCGACACCTTGTGTTGTGAGTAGATAATTGATCTTACTCACGGCTTCTCGCATTCCGTCTCTGAATCCGTCTCCGTAGCCACCTCTTGCAAAGTCGGCACTAGGTTTTGTTGTTTCTCCATCACTGTTCTCATCGTCTGAGCTGCAGCCCTTATCCCTGGACGGGTAGACAAAATCAGTGTCAGAATCTTCATCTGAATCCCATGGCACAGGCTTTTGACTTTCCGAAGTAGTTCTTGAATCATGAACTTCCCCCATCTGAATAGATTGAAGAAGTGGACTTCCTGTGGATGTTCCTGGCATTCCAAGTCCGTACATTCCTCCAGTATCCTCACTATCGTCTCCACAGAGTGATGGCTCATTCTTGAGGTTTTCGTAAATTTTCTCTATCTCTTTGGCACGATGATTATTCATGGTTGTTGTTTTTTTCATGTTAAACTCCATATGTTGTTTTGATATAATGTCCGACAGTAGAGGGTCTTACATTGGCAATCCGTGAAGCCCGGTCACGCAAAAACTCATCAATGACTCCATCAAATTCATCCTTCATGGATTTTCTCCAATTCATCCAATCTTCAATTTCCCGAGATTTGGGGAGAACATTTCGTCCACCTGAAATTTGAAGTCTGAGAGGAGGTTTCTCGACCTCAGGTCCCTTGGTAAAACCAATACTCCAATCAACAGACTTATTCATTGCAAATATGAAGAATGCAGCATTCCTGATAATTCCATTGACATTTGGTGCTGGCAAAAATCTTGCATTGATTGAACGTTGATCCAATGACAAAGCCCCTGCTGCATGGACGAATAGATGGAAGGATGAATTGACAGTAGTCGAGTAAGGAGATAACTTGGAAGCCCCCAGATCCATCATATATGGCATGTAGGATCCAGTTTTAGAAGTTTCTTGGCCAGGAGTGATCAATCTGTCAATGTCATCTTGAACTACAGGTTCAAGAGCCCAACGCACTCCGACTGATGGGTCCCCACCACCTAGCATAGTAAGGTGATTAATCCCGAGCAATGCTGCACAATCCCGATATCTAGATGAGATGGACCCAACCCTAGCAACTGCAAGGTCATGATTCTTAAATTGATAAAAGTACATATCCAAACAGGCAATCATCTTGCAATAGTTGACATCATTCACTACCTGAACGGCAGTTTCAGCACCTGTGCTGAGTGAGGCTGCCTCTTTGTCAATTGTCTTCAACACCTTGTCCACAGTTTTGATGATATTGTTTTGATAAGTCGGATCTGTAATTTTTCCAAGACGATACAATCCAATACAATACACAAACATCCAAACATGATCTTTTTCCCGAGTGGGCTCAGATAATCCCGATTCATAAGTCCCGTTCTCCTCTATGTCGCACAAATTCCACGGATTAACTTCTTCATTGGCTTTGGCAATTGCAACTCCAAATGAGATCCAATCCTGATCATTTTGGGTCTTAATGGTAATTCCATACTTGTACAAAAATGCTTTAATGCTTTTGGCTGTCAAAGCCCTCGTTTTGATTTCACCTCTAATCGCTTTGTATAATGCTTCTAAGTTGCCCTCATATTTTGGAACAATTATTTTTGGTTTTTTCCCTCCTTCAAAGAATTTTGCTGGAAACTCTGGTTCTAATTTGTCTACTGCTAATTTGACCTCAACAGGCTTTCCATTACGGTATAAAGTTGTCATGATGGATGTTGTCTTTTCCATCT